CCCACCATTATATTCGTGCGGTCTTAGTGCGCTGTAATATCCAACGATATAGTCCGTTATTGCGTGAGCTGCATCGCTGAAGCTTACATAGCCCGTCGCCGGCACCCATTCGTTCTTCAGACTCCTGAAGAAGCGCTCCATTGGGCTGTTATCCCAGCAGTTTCCACGCCGACTCATACTCTGCCTGATCCGGTATCGCCACAGTAACTGCCGGAACTGCCTGCTCGTATAATGGCTGCCTTGATCGCTGTGGAACATCACCCCGACGGGCTTACCACGGGTTTCCCATGCCATTTCCAGTGCTTTCATGGTGAGCCTGCTGTCCGGCGAGAACGACATGGCCCAGCCCACTGGTTTTCTTGCGAACAGGTCGAGAACAACGGCGAGGTACGCCCAGCGCTTACCCGTCCAGATATAGGTCACATCACCGCACCACACCTGATTTGGTTCCGTTACGGCGAACTGTCGCTCAAGATGATTCGGGATAGCAACGTGCTCATGACCGCCACGCTTATACCGGTGAGTCGGCTGCTGGCAACTGACCAGCCCCAGCTCTTTCATGAGTCTGCCAGCAAGCCAGCGCCCCATCTGGTAACCTCTCTGGGTTGCCATTGTGGCGATGCTTCTTGCTCCGGCAGAGCCGTGGCTGATGCCATGCAGTTCAAGTACCTGACTGCGTAATACAGCCCGTCTGCCGTCTGGCTTTTCAGGACGGTTTTTCCAGTATTTGTAGCTGCTGCGATGAACCCCGAACACATGGCAGAGAGTGGCCACAGGATAACGCGCCCTGAGTTTCCCGATTATCGAGAACTGTTCAGGGAGTCTGACATCAAGAGCGCGGTAGCCTTTTTTAATATTTCATTTTCCATTTCAATACGTTGTAGCTTTTTCCTGAGCTCACGGATTTCAATTTGTTCCGGGGTAATGGGGGAGGCTTTTGGTGTTTTGCCCTGCCGTTCATCACGTAATTGTTTCACCCATCGCGTCATTGTGGAAAGGCCGACATCCATAGCGCTGGCTGCATCTGCCACGGTGTAGTTCTGGTCAACGACCAGTTGAGCGGATTCGCGTTTAAACTCTGCGCTGAAATTTCTTTTTTTCATTATGACACCTGTGTTGTTCTGAGGTGAGCATATCACCTCTGTTCAGGTGGCCAAATTCAGTAAACCACTTCAGGCCTGAATGAAGCCATTGCGTTACAGCAGGTGAACTACTGGCTGAAGGAGACAACCTCCGGGCTGGAACGTGACGGTGTGCGTTGGATCTACAACACCACAGAGCAGTGGCTGGAGCAGTTCCCGTTCTGGTCAGAGTCCACGCTGAAGCGCACATTCACCCGCCTGAAGAGCCTGGGAGTGCTCAAAATCGAACAACTGAACAAGTCCCAGCGCGACATGACCAACTACTACACGATCAACTATGAGAGTGAGCTTTTAGATGAGGTCAAAGTGACCAAATCGAAGGGGTCAAAATGCGCTGTTCCATCAGGTCAAAATGACACGATGGAAGAGGTCAATGTGAAACGCTCCACCAGGTCAAAACGAACCGCTCTCATCGGGTCAAAAACGACCTGATGATCCTACAGAGATTACAACAGAGAGTACTACAGAGATTACAGGTAAAGACTCTTGTCCGGTTGCGCCGCAACCAGACGAGCCTGATCCGGCGTTTATCGTTCTGGATCATTTCAACAAGATGACTAACTCGAACTACGGGAAGAGCGGAAAGACCAAAACGACGCTGGGTTACATCCGAGGGCGACTTTCAGAGGATTACAGCCCTGAAGACCTGATGCTGGTGGTTGATTACCTGACCGAGAAATGGGCCAAAGATCCGAAGATGAGCGATTACCTTCGCCCGAAAACGTTGTTTGCCCCTGAGAACTGCGTTGAGTATTTCGATAAGGCGAAAAAGTGGGGCGCTGCTGGCCGTCCTGCCTGGGCTAACGGGAAATGGGTTAACAACGACCAGGCGTTTAAATCGAGCTATGCGGAGGTTAATTACACGGTTCCAGTGGGGTTCCGCTCATGAGCAAACCCTTCCTGAAGTGGGCTGGTGGAAAATACACCCAACTGGCTGACCTGTTCCGGTTTATCCCGGAGGGCAAGCGACTGATAGAGCCGTTTGTGGGCGGTGGTTCCGTCTTCCTGAACAGCGACAAGCATGCTGACTTCCTGCTGGCTGATGTTAACCCTGACCTGATCAACCTGTATCAGATGCTGGCACTGGTGCCTGACGCGGTTGAAAACCATGCTCGCTGGATGTTCGAACACATGGGGCATCCGGACGGATATGAACTGATCCGCAAAGAGTTCAATGCGCAGACCCTCGACACCACCGAACGTGTGTCAGCGTTCCTGTACCTGAATCGCCATTGCTTCAACGGCCTTATGCGTTACAACCTTGCTCATCAGTTCAACGTAGGCTGGGGAAAATACAAGGCACCGTACTTCCCGTTCAATGAGCTGAAGGCGTTTGCTGATATGGCTCATAACTGCGTATTCATGACCTCGGGATTCCGCCGGACCATTGACCTGGCCGGAGCGGGGGACGTGGTCTATTGCGATCCGCCTTATGAGCCGATGCCGGGAACTGCAGGATTTACCGCGTATGCCGCTGGTGGCTTTACCTGGGGTGACCAGGAGCTTCTGGCAGAGCGTTGTGTTGAAGCCCACAAACGTGGCGCGCGGGTTGTTATTTCAAACTCATCAGCCCCGAAGGTCATCGACCTGTACCGGGAGCATGGTTTTAACCTGGAATTTATCAAAGCGCGTCGTTCGATCTCCTGCAATGGCACCACGCGGGAAGTCGCTCGGGATGTCGTGGCGATCCTTTAAGGGGACTTCATGAAACTGACATTACCATTTCCACCAAGCGTAAACAGTTACTGGCGCGCTCCCAGCAAAGGACCGCTGAAGGGACGCCATATGGTTAGCGAGACTGGTCGCAAGTTCCAGAAAGCAGCCAGAGCGGCGATTATCGAACAGTTACGCGCGGTACCAAGACCGTCAAGTGACCTGGCAGAAGTTCACATTGTTCTGTACCCGCCGGATCAGCGCCGCCGTGATATCGACAACTACAACAAAGCGCTGTTCGACGCGCTGACACAAACCGGCGTCTGGGAGGACGACAGCCAGGTAAAACGCATGCTGGTTGAGTGGGGGCCGTTGACGAAGAAAGGGAAGGTTGAGATTACGATTAAGCGATTTGTTGCCCCGGCAGTTGCAGCTGCCTGACAAGTGGAGAGCGTATGAACTCATTGATGAACACTAATAATAACATCGTCAGAATGTCCAGCCGTGACATCGCTGATCTGGTTGAGTCCAGGCATGATGATGTTAAGCGGTCCATTGAGCGCCTGGCAGAGCGGGGTGCAATACAACTTCCGCCAATGGCGGATGTTAAAAATCACCTTAATCAGTCGGTCACTGTGTACATGGTCGGTAAGCGCGACAGTTACGTTGTTGTCGCTCAACTGTCCCCTGAATTTACCGCCCGTCTCGTTGACCGCTGGCAGGAACTTGAAGCGGCCAGTAATTCAGTGATACCCCAGTCATTCTCTGACGCGCTTCGACTGGCTGCTGACCTTGAAGAAGAAAAACAGCGCCTGGCACTGGAGCTGGCATCGGCGGCCCCAAAAGTGGAATTTGTCGACCGTTATTGCACTGCGAATGGTTCTCTCTCTTTTCGGCAGGTGGCAAAGCTACTGAAAGCCAAAGAGCCAGAGCTCCGTTTGTTCCTCATCGAGAGAGAAATAATGTACCGGCTGGGAGGTACGTTAACGCCTATGGCCCAACACATTGACGCTGGTCGATTTGAAGTGAAAACAGGGACGTCACAGGCATCAAACCATGCGTTTAGCCAGGCACGATTTACAGCCAAAGGTGTGCGCTGGATCGGTGGTTTGTGGACTGAATACAAGGCCGGAGGTCATGCAGCGTGAGAGCCTTGCTAACACCTGAAATAGCCCACCGTATGGGTGTGGTTCTTTTTCGGCCTGGTAGTGAACTGATGCCGCTGTTCAGACGCGGGCGGGTACTGATTGAACCAGAGCCAGAAAACTACTCAGAACACCCGACGGGAGCTATACCACCGGCAGGACAGCCCCTGGCTGATGACCCGTCGCTGTTAACTGTTTTTGAGAACCCGGAAGTTATCATTCGCGCTGGTGGTATCGGCGGCCTGGAGGCGGAGCTTGAGCGCAGTTTTAAATGCCAGTATCCACATGGCACCTGGCATAGCGAGAATTTCACGCTATTCCGTCATGAACCTGGCAGCATCCGGCTGTGCTGGGCCTGCGATAATCTGGTTCGTGACCAGTACACCGAAACACTGGCGGGTATAGCGCGAGTAAACCTGGTATCCTGGATTATATCCGTTATCCGCTCACAACTGGGCTTCAACGAAGACCATACGCTGACTATTCCCGAGCTGTGCTGGTGGATGGTCATCAACGATTTGGCTCATGTGATACCGGAGGGACTGGCTCATAAAGCACTGCGTTTACCACCAGTTAAGCATCAGTCGGTGATGAAGGAGAGCGATTTAACTCCTGGGCCAGCGGCTGCAGAAGTCGTGCAGAAAAAGATTCTGGCGCTGCGAGTGGACCCGGAAACACCTGAATCATTCATGCTGAGGCCAAAGCGTCGCCGTTGGGTAAACGAAAACTGGACACGCTGGGTTAAGTCTCAGATTTGTGTCTGCTGTAACAAGCAGGCAGATGACCCACACCACCTGATAGGCCACGGACAAGGTGGAATGGGAACAAAAGCGCACGACCTGTTTGTGTTGCCGCTTTGCAGAGCGCATCACGACGAGTTGCACGCTGACACCGTGGCATTTGAACAGAAATACGGCTCACAGCTGGAGCTGATATTTCGATTTTTGGATCGTTCGCTGGCAATTGGCGTGCTGGCATAATTCAGTGGAGATGAGTTAATGCGTGATATGTATGAAGTTTTAGACCGCTGGGGCGCCTGGGCTGCTGCTGATAGCAGTGGAGTTGATTGGCAATCCATTGCTGCTGGGTTTAAAGGGCTTCTGCCACACGGTAAGAAATCACGTTTTCAGTGCGATGACGATGAAGGGATAATGATTGACGGATGTGTAGCGCGATTGCGGAAATATAAGCCGGAAGAGTATGAGTTGATTATCGCTCATTTTGTTATCGGCATCTCATTGAGAACCATCGCGAAGAAACGGAAGTGTTCTGATGGGACCATCAGGAAGGAATTACAGACTGCGATGGGGTTTGTAGATGGTTGCATTTCGATGTTAGATTTTTAAATACTAAACTCCATGAAAGCCAGTTGAAAGATTGGCTTTCTAACGAGAAATGCTTTTTCCTAGGTCGCTTAATACTAACTCCAGCCCACTAATATTGCCCGGCAAGGGCCAGTGTGAAAGCAATTCACCAGAGTCTAACTGGCTTGCTAGCCAGTATACAAACAGTATGCATGGTTGAGTGAATAGAGGATTGTACTCAACTCTATTTATTATCCGTATCGGAATGTATTTTTTCTCACTGAGTAGCACGTGGATTTTATTTGGCAGATTGTCGTCAATGTGCTCTTTAAAGGTATCAATGACGGAGAAGTTAACATGTAAATCTTCATCAATGTATTGCTTGCCAATTTTTTCTGAGTAATAACCTGAAAGGAATTCTAAAAGCTTGTTTCTTTCCTTGCTATTATCGGCCAAAATTTCCATTGTTTTGCAAAAAAGATCATCTGTTGTCTCCATTAAGGCCATGCTACGAGCTATCTGTCTTTCAGCCGATTTAGGTACATCACCAGAAGGTTTGTAGATGCTGTCATGAACTAATTCAGCATAGGCGTGTTGAAGCAAGGTTCTAACTTGAACCTCACAACACATTTCCGGCGTTATACTCTCACCACGGTAGTCGAATTGAGTTATCGGTCTTACTTCGTAATGCCGAGATTGATAGTCAAAAAATTTTGGGGTTAACATCAATTTCTGATAAATAGTCTTTAGAAACAGTCGCATGCCATTTATCGCAGTTCTCGATTATGTCACTGATAGTTCTGATTTCAACAGAGAGCAAGACTACAAAACGCACACCAATCAAATCAGTCATTTGCACAATTGGATTATCATAGCCTTTTCGGCTGACCTTTCCTAATGCTGAGGCGATAGTTTTTAGCCTTGGTTCTGAGCGGATCTTTAGAAAGAGTTTGGCCTTGTCATCCCCTAAGGAGTTGCGAAGTGCGTTGCAAATTTCTTCAGACACAAACTGCCCCAAGCTGCGTAAGCATCCTGGTGTGCCTGTAAAAACTCGCGGAACTCATTGATATCCATTATTGTTGACTTTTAAGCCGCCCTTTTATTTTCAAAATCGTTGATTCATTATCATCCGATGGGATAATTTCTACAAGATTTTTTAATTGATCTGGTGGCACGGAAACCCATACATCATTAGAGAATACGAGCTTGCTTCTTATTTTTAACTTGGATTCAATATAGCCGTTGTCTTTAGTCACTGCCGCTGCAGGGAAGCTTTTGTTCTTCATAAATTCCAAATACTCACTCTGCATTTCTTCAGGGAGATTTGTTTCAGCGAAATCCGCAGTACTTAATGTGGTCTTTCTAGAGCGCATTTCGCTTCTTAAAGCCTCATGTAGCGCAAGCTTACTGCTTTCCTCTATTTGTGCAGTATTGATGAAGTCCCTGGTACTCTCAAAAAATCCTGAGTAAGTTTTTTTGATGACTTGCTTATATCCATATCCAAGAATCGGGAGTAAAAATACCCAGCGGCGTTTTTTTGTTTCAGTCGATGTCATTAAATGGTCGAACAAAAAAGCACGATAAGATGAGCTGTTATAATTACCATAGTTATCAGGAGGTAAAGCAATAGTTTGAACTATAAAGCCAATCTTATAAAAAAACGTTGCGCAGGCGTTAAAAGAAGTTCTGCAATAAACTCCATTGTCACCTGATCATCATTTTCCACAGTTCTAAAACCATTCTGAGTTTCAGCTTTTATTACCGCAAGGAATGGAAGTGAATCATTTCCAACACGGCCCGACAATACAGCTAATATCCCACCAGGAGCCGAACTATTGTATTGTGCCTCGCTAAGTTTACTTGCAAGCCGTTCGGTAACCTTGATGAAATGATCTGTATCATTAGAAAACGTTGAAGCCGACAAATTTAAAAAACAATCATCACCAACACCACCAATAGACATTTCAATTCCATGAGATTTACTTGCCAAAGCTTCAGTAATCCTCACCTGAAAAGCATCTAATGCATCTTGTTTGAATGCCATTAAAGACTTGCTGGTTTTTGGGGGAGTTAATGATTTATCAGCACTTTTAGGAAAAACCCTGTGTGCGATAATTCTCTCTATAAGAAGCCCCTCAAAGCTAAAGTCTACACTCGCCATCGCCTTATCCTTGCTTGTTAGCATGTTATTCATTGCAGCATACGAAATCTCTAACGCGTACGCAAAAACTATCGTAATCTGTTAGGAGTGGTCACTTCGACATACAGCCTAATCATCGAAACCCTGTCGACTGGCGGGTTTTTTGCTTTCCGGCGATATGACAGGGGTATTCGCGAGATGCACCCCTGTCACGTCGTCGTAAAGTATTGAAGTGATGTTATTGTGGTGTTAAATTTTTGGCGTGGTGAATCCCCCTATGCGGAGGGGCATTGCCAGTCTGATATGTTTTTTGCGCATTGCGAGTCGTCTGTGGACTGGCGGCGACTTACCGGGAGGCACCCGGCACCACACTCCATGTTTTTCTTGTTTTACGTACTATACTTTTTGTGTGGTTGCATCGTTTCGCTAAATCCTGAAATAACGTGCATAAGACGTTGTGGCAGAGCTGGCGGTGTAACCTCCACTGAACAAACTACCATTTTGCCCACTTCGACGAGTGGGCTTTTTTTTGCTCAGACATATAAAGGCCGCGCATTTGTTCGGCCTTTTCTATTTGTGCCGCCAGAACGTCACTCACTCTGTGTGTTGTCGTAAATCCATCTGGTGGCCATTCCCTATACAGGGCTCACCGGCGACGGCTCATAACCCACCCGTCGGGCGCTTGCGCAGAGCTCGCCCACTTCTTTCACGCACAGCACCCGCTAACAACGCGAGGTGGAGACTATGAAAAATGCCTGACAAAATCTTTTCGGCGGCCTCGTACTGCACGTCAGGCGGCCTGATATGTACCGGACTGGCGCAAACCTATGACTGGTTTCACGGGCTGGACTGGAATTTCATAGCGCTGGCGAGTGGTGTAGTAATCGGTGTTGCGACATACCTGACCAATCTGTATTACAAGCGCCGCTGGACAAAAATGTATCAACAGTCTCTTGACCGCGGCTACGGCGGCCCACCTCCCCAGGATAATTAACATGGCCAATCTGAAAACAAAACTCAGCGCGGCCATGCTGGCGCTAATTGCCGCTGGTGCTTCAGCGCCAGTGCTGTTTGATCAGTTCATCAGCGAGAAAGAAGGTAATGCGCTGGTGGCTGTTGTTGATCCTGGTGGTGTGTGGTCATTGTGCCACGGTGTAACGGTCATCAACGGCAAGCCCGTCATTAAGGGGCAAAGAGCAACTGAGGCGCAGTGTAAGCAGGTAAATGCAATCGAGCGGGACAAGGCGCTGGCGTGGGTAGACCGGAATATCAAGGTTCCTCTGACGGCACCGCAAAAAGTCGGTATCGCGTCATTCTGTCCCTACAACATCGGACCTGGTAAATGCTACCCCTCTACGTTCTACAAACGAATCAATGCCGGTGACCGCAGAGGCGCGTGTGAAGCGATCCGTTGGTGGATTAAAGACGGAGGCCGCGACTGCCGGCTGACAAAAGGCCAGAAAAACGGCTGTTACGGTCAGGTTGAGCGACGTGACCAGGAAAGCGCGTTGACGTGCTGGGGGTTAGACCAGTGATAAATTCGGTGAAGCCATGAAGATTAAGTTTGAGCATTCTGTTGCGCATTTTTCCAAAGACCTGAAACCCAGCCATGGGCCTCAGAAATGGCCTTGGTGGCGTTTGGTTTCCTTCAGTCTGGTACCAATCACTGTCTATAGCCCGTCATATGGTTTGCGTCTGTGGATTTATACCCGCTGGGGCGCTGGCTACGTTGGCATTTATATAGACAGGCGCGCAAAACGATGAGCCGCTTAACCGCAATTATCAGCGCAGTGGTTATCCTGCTGCTTTGCTGTGTTTTCTCATGGCGCTCCGGATGGAGCTCTCACGCTGTCCATATCAACGCTCAGGCAGCGAAGAAAAAAGAGAAAGCCGAAAAGGTTATCCAGCCAGTTGAGCAAAAGGCCGCTGCCGCTACAGAAGAGGGCAAGGTCATCTACCGAACCATAACCCGCGACGTGGTGAAATATGTCCAGTCTCCGAATCGTACTGTGTGCCGGTTTGACGATGATGCTGTGCAGCTGCGCCAGCGAGCTATCGCCGCTGCCAACGCCATCCCCGGATTTGATGAACCCACCGTGCAAGGCAAGTGACGCAGGGAAGGATACCGACGAAGACCTGCAATCAGATGTCGAAACCGCTCAATGTCTGCGCCAACTGCGGTTAGATAAATACCGTTGGCAGGCCTACTACCGTGCAGTGAGTCAGTAGCGGGGCTACATTGCCGTTCCTGCATGGCGAGGTCGGCGTGATAAAAAACCCCGAAGAGGATATCCAAAAGTAAACGGGGCGCTGAATGGACAGCTAATGACTAAACAATACATCATGTATCTAAATATGTTTAATCATTTCACAACCCGGACCATATTGCGGAAGTATGAACCTGTATTTTGGCGTCAGCCTGCTATCGGCGCTGGGCCAGTGCAACAGGGATAAGGCCGATATCAGGCAAGCAGAGAAACAACGAGCCTCGCAATAGCGGGGCTTTTTTTTTTTTTTTATTGGAGGCCATATGCGCCTGACAGTTCTCGACGACGATCCGGGTGAACGCATCGAACCCAGTCGCGAGCGTATAACGGTATACCTTGATGGTGTTGAGGTGAAGCACGTCTTCTCGGCTGATAGCGATAAAGGCGAAGTGATTGCCGCCGTGCTTGATAGCCGGGGTTACCCCACTGCCGAAAACGGCGAGGTTAAGCGCGAGACTCTGTTCGGTCATGTGAGGATAGATCGATGCCCGCGCTGATACCTCGTGCTTGCCGCAAGCGTGGATGCCCTAGTACCACCACTGACCGCTCAGGCTATTGCGAGAAGCATCGCAATGAGGGATGGCAGCAGCATCAGCAGGGCAAGAGCAGGCACGAGCGTGGTTATGGTAGCCAGTGGGATATCAGACGTGCGCGCATCCTGAAGCGTGACAATCATCTTTGTCAAAACTGCCTGCGCCGCAAGCTTGCTGTCCCCGCCACAACCGTTGACCACATCAAGGCTAAGGCTCATGGGGGTACCGATGACGATTCGAACCTCGAAAGCCTGTGCTGGCCCTGCCATCGAACGAAAACCGGGCGTGAACGGCTCAAATGATATCTATTATCATCTTAGCAGGGGCAGAGGGGGGGCGGGGTCAAATCCCTGACGGCAAAGGCCAAAAGGACCGCCGCCTAACCTTTTTTCACACCGCCGCAGGTTAGAAAACTTTTTTTTTTGGGGTCCCCCATCCAATGATTAATAGGAGTTTTCGATTATGCCAGGACCACCGAAAACCCCGACACATCTGGCTTTAGTGAAGGGGAACCCATCCAAGCGCC